CTACTTGGCAATAGATAAAGATTATAAATTATTAGAAGCACAAGCAGAAAAACAACGTAGAAATAGAATTAAACTTAAATAAATAAATTATGGCATGTAATTGTAATAAAGCAAATAGACGAGAAGTATGGAAAAGACATATAGCTGGTTTTGATGCAAATAGAATAGCAGCACAACTAATGAGTCAATTATCATTGGTTAAAGACTGTATAGCAGCAGGAGATCCTGATGCAGTAAAACCAAGTAAAAAAATTAAAAAAGAAGAGTAATGACATCATTAGAAAACATAGTACAAACATTTAGATCAGCTGCTGATGCACATGAGTATGTAAATTCATTTGCCTTCGGTAGTATCGATTATTTAGATTCATCATCACAAAATATTAAGTATCCTTATGTTTTTCTAAGACCATTACAATCTCCTGGATACTCTCAAGATACACGATTAAGAATATTAGCATTTGAATTATATGCTTTAGATGTTCCTAAATTAAGTAATCAATCACCTGAGGCAGTAATGTCTAAGATGGAACAAACATTATATGATTTTGGAGGTTATATGAACTGGGGACCGCCTAGTGATAATCAATCTAAAGGTGTATCTTATGATATACAGAGTATAACACCAACATTAGAAGCATTTATGGATAGAGTATATGGCTTTGTAGCTACAATACAATATCAAGAATCAGGTATCTACGATTACTGTAATTTCCCTAAAGTATAAATGAATACAGAGTTTACAGATAAAGCCCTATTAGATTTCGGTGATAGAATTATCGACGAAATGCAAAACCAATTATTCGAAAATAAATCGGTTAATACAGGTGACTTGGCTAGATCTATAACTAAGAATATTGTTAAGAAACAAAATCAGGAAGTATTACAAGTATCATTGTTATGGTATGGGGAACTGTTAGAAGATGGAGGACCAGGTAGACGAGCAGGTAGAATGCCTCCTATTCGTCCTATTGAAGGATGGATTAAACGTAAAAAAATACCAGTACCATCAACATTTAAATCACCTAAATCATTTGCATTTGCAATAGCAAAAAGCATAGAAAAACGAGGTGTTAAAAAATATAGCAAAAAACCATTTATAATGGAATCAATTGAAAACGCAGCTGCTAATTTTGGTACAGCAGCTTTAACAGCGGGAATTGAAAAAGACATAATAATAGACATTAATGCTGCAGCTACAGCAAACGGAGCAATAATAACATAACATGAGTGTAAATAGTTTAGATTTAAAATCATCACCATTCGCAGTTAATGCTACGACAAATAATTTACCTTTTGTTGTAACATCTCCTTCTGCATCGGCAGCACAATTCAAATTAGTAACAGATATCTATATTCCTCAAAGATCTACATCACGTTTAACTCGTATTAAAACAGCACCAAGTGCTAGTTTGTGTATGATCGACATAGCATCTATTTGTAGCGATTATTTAACGTATGATACACCAATGTACACAGTAGGTGGCGTTGGTTCATTTACAAATGCTGCACAATTTAAAATTATAATGGGAGAGGAATATGCTGATTCTCCTAGTGGATCTATTGTACAATATAATGGAAATGGACTTGTAGGCGAACCTGCATTTACAGCATCATTTAGTGGTTCAGTAAGTAAATTAGGTACATTAATACCTGCAGTAAACGAATTAAGTAACTTATCTTATGATTGGCCTAGAAATAAATGGTCAATGGTAGATCAAGGTCTTACAACAACTAAAAACACTCCATTTTTAACTAATGATCCTAACTTTACATTAAGTGGAATTATTAATGCTGGAGGTACATCAACTAAAAAAGCACACGATTATGATTGGGAAACTATATCATTAATTACAGATGGTCAATATAATGAAGGTATAAATTTTGTAGATGTTAAATTATACAGTGGATCTGCTGCTACAGTAGTATTCAATAATAGTAATTATTATACAACACAAACATTTACAGCAGGATTAGCACCATTACAACACGTAGGAATTGGTCCTGCAAATATATCAGCATCAGATTCTGTAGCAGCATCATACATTTTAAATGGTGATTGGACACACTTAAGATTTGATTTTGATTTTATATCAGGTGATAATAGAGTAGTTGAGATATATAGAGAAGATTGTTATTATTACGATCAGAATTTAGCTAAAGAATATCCAGATGAAGATGAAACAAGACGAATTAAAGGTAGAACTAGATTCGCATTCATAAACAAATATGGAGTAATGGATTATTACAATGTAAACAATCCAGTAAAAAAAGCAGCTAAAATAACACGTAAAGACTACACGCAACCACAATTACCATGGAATACATTGAGTAGTACTAGTGGCGCTGTATTTGACGCTAATAAACGTGGAAAAGACACATATGCTACTACATACGTTGACACATTTGAGGTAACAACAGATTATTTAGATCAAGAATATGCAGATTGGTTAACTGAACTAATAGAATCACCAAGTGTATTTATACAAAGTGATTCATTAAATAACCAATTAAACCTAAGTAAAACTAATTTCTTTGAGGAACGTGCAGCTATACAAAATGGATTTGTTCCTATAAACATAAAAAACGCTAGTTATACTTGGCGCACCAATAAATTCAAACAAAAATTATATCAATATGATTTGAAATGGGAATTAAGTAACACAGCAGAAACAAGAAGATAATGAGCGTATCAATACTACAAGAACCTACACAGTTAAATACAGTTTATACTAAACTATTATATAGTATAACAACTGAAGATTTTTCATTACCACAATATAAATTTGTTTGTGATATTCTAGATTATAACGGTGATTTAATACAGCGAGTAAAACAACCTGCTAATTCAGCTGGTCATGCTATATTCAATGTTGCCGTACCTATTAGACCACAATTAAAAGTAGATGATACTTTATACATACAAGAACCTACTGCATCAATTGGATATGGAGATAATCCTATAAATTCATACAAACAATTTAAAGTTAAATTTGGTGAAGAATATGGTACATCACCTTCATCATCAGTAATAATATATGATGGAAATGGTGGTACAGGAAATCCTGCAGTATCAGGTAGTGATTTAGTATTAGGTAGAATGACATGGGAACCATGGAATGAAGGATTCGCATTATCATCATCAGCATCACCAGCATATACTCCATCAGGTACAGGTAGTTTAAACTACTTTGTTTATGAAGCTACAGGTAGTGATTTTATAGATGTTAATTTAGTAGTTAATGGAGCAGTACCAGCAGGTGGTTTTGGAGGTTCAGGATCATTTAGTTGGTCAGGTAGTGATGGATTATATGATTTACAAGTTGTTTCATATGTAGGTGTTCCTTCAGCAAATGCAAGAGCATCATTAGTAGTATATGATATGAGTAATCAACAAACGATTATTGACATATCAGATGTATCAGGTTCAGGTGGAACAAATGAAGTATTAATTACAGCATCATTTACAGGTAGTACAGGTGTAGTATACGGATGTAGAGTAAATGGTATACCAACATCATCATTTAATCCTCCAGCATTTCAATTTGCATATAATAGTAAAATAGGTTCAACAGCACCAGTACAGGTAGGTTCAGGTGCATATCCAGTATTTCCAGGACAATTTCATAACACATCTAATTATGCTACTGATGTAGCATTTGAAGTAGTATCAAACACAACATTTACAACACCGGTAGGACAAGTATTAGAAGTATATCCTACAGAACAAGATTTTAATTTAGGTGAAGTACCATTTATAACACCTCCAGATACAGGTAGTTACGCATCATTTAACTTTAATGCTCAAGATGTTAGAATTAACTTTACATCATCAAACCTAAATTATACTGGAGAAAATGATTTTAAAGCCATATTAACTAATTGGCCACAATATCAACGAGAACAATTAGCTGAAGATCGTATATTTGATAATTTAGCATTACAAGGCAGTAACAGATTTAGAGGTGTATCACAAAACGATTTAGGTATAGTATCATGGTTTAATATATCAGGATCTATATCACCTACTGATACGACA